ATTTAAGGAATGAAATCATCTCTCAGGTGCTTTGGCCTGTCTTTGAAAAATATCCATTTGATGATGAAACGGAGATACTCATTAATCCAAGCGGGCGCTTTGTGGAAGGTGGACCTGCCGCTGATACGGGGTTAACCGGAAGAAAAATAATGGTGGACACATACGGCGGCATTGCATCCCACGGTGGTGGTGCTTTTTCTGGTAAAGACCCGACAAAAGTGGATCGCAGTGGTGCTTATATGGCAAGAGCCATCGCTAAGAACATTATTTGGTGTGGGTATGCAGAACGATGCCAGGTTGCCATTTCTTATGCGATTGGAAAAGCAGATCCAGTTGCTGTGGAGATTGATACATTTGGAACAGGCAAAGTTGCTGAAAGTATCCTTTGTAGTGCGGTTCAAGAAGTATTTAATCTTAGACCTGCAGCAATTATCGAAAAGTTAAGGTTGACTGATGTCATTTATGCGGATACTGCTACCTACGGTCATTTCAGATATGGATTGCATTCTTGGGAGTTTTTAGATTGCTATAAAGAGCTAAGGGAGGCGGTAAAAAGGTATGTTGATTGAAAAAAAGAATACAAAAGACCTGCTTCCTGCTAAATACAATCCTCGTAAAGATTTAAAGCCAGGTGATGCAGAGTATGAAAAGCTGAAACGCTCGATTGAGCAGTTTGGATATGTGGAGCCGGTTATCTGGAATAAGGTGACAGGCAATGTTGTAGGTGGCCATCAAAGACTCAAGGTACTCATTGATATGGGTATATCAGAAGTCGAATGCGTCATCATTGAGATGGATGAGGAAAAGGAAAAAGCCCTCAATATCGCTCTAAATAAAATTAGCGGTGATTGGGATAAGGATAAGCTTGCCCTCTTGATTGCTGATTTACAAGGTGCAGATTTTGATGTTTCACTTACTGGATTTGATCCGAAAGAACTGGATGACTTATTTAAAGATACCATTAAGGATGGAATTCACGATGATGACTTTGATGTGGATGAAGAATTAAAAAAGCCAGCAATCAGCAAGCTTGGTGACATATGGACGCTTGGTAGACACCGACTCGTATGTGGTGACTCTACCAAAAAAGAAACCTATGATGTGCTGATGAATAAAAACAAGGCAAATTTATGTGTGACAGACCCTCCCTACAATGTAAACTATGAAGGCTCTGCAGGGAAAATCAAAAACGACCATATGGCAAATGATGCCTTTTATCAATTCCTCTTAGATGCCTTTGTCAATATTGAAGAAGCATTAGCAGACGATGGCTCCATCTATGTATTCCATGCCGACACCGAAGGGTTTAATTTTAGAAAAGCCTTCTCGGATGCCGGTTTTTATTTATCCGGTTGCTGTATATGGAAAAAGGACTCCCTTGTACTTGGACGTTCTCCATATCAATGGCAACACGAACCTGTGCTTTATGGTTGGAAGAAAAAAGGAAGACATCAGTGGTATACGGGAAGAAAAGAAACTACCATATGGGAGTTTGATAAACCAAAGAGAAATGGTGATCATCCTACGATGAAGCCGATTCCTCTTCTTGCTTATCCTATTTTGAATTCCTCTATGAGTAACACAATTGTACTCGATCCCTTTGGAGGAAGTGGAAGTACATTAATTGCTTGTGAGCAGTCAGAGCGTATTTGCTACACAGTGGAACTAGATGAGAAGTTCTGTGATGTTATTGTAAAACGCTATATAGAGCAAGTCGGCACTTCAAAAGAAGTAAGTGTTCAAAGGGATGGACTCAGTTATAAATATGATGAATTGGAGGTAGCCAATGAATAAACTGACCCTGGGCAGTCTTTTTGACGGCTCGGGCGGTTTTCCTTTAGGCGGTTTAATTTCCGGTATTACCCCAGTATGGGCATCGGAGATTGAACCGTTTCCTATTAGGGTGACAACCAAAAGGCTGCCTTTTATCAAACATTATGGAGATATTTCTTGCATGGATGGCAGCAAGATAGAGCCAGTAGATATCATTACCTTTGGCTCCCCTTGCCAAGATTTATCCATAGCAGGTAAGCGTGATGGCTTGGATGGGAAACGTTCAAGTCTTTTTTATGAAGCCATCCGAATCGTAAAAGAAATGAGGTGTGCAACAGATGGCAAAAAACCAAGATATATCGTTTGGGAAAATGTGCTTGGAGCATTCTCCTCAAACAAAGGAGAAGATTTCAGATGTGTGCTTGAAGGCATCTGCCACATCGAAGATGAAACCATATCAATTCCTAAAATTGATAAATGGAAACAAGCAGGAAGTATCGTGGGAGATCATTTCTCCCTTGCCTGGCGAGTGCTTGATGCTCAATACTGGGGAGTTCCCCAACGAAGAAAACGAATCTTCCTTGTCGCAGATTTTGCAGGTGGGGGTGCCGGAGAAATACTATTTAAGTCAGAAGGCTTGTCTGGGTATTCTAAGGAGAGCATCCGCTCGTGGCAAGGTACTGCCAGCTATATTGCAGACAGCACTGGAGAGGCAGGCACAATCTGCTTAAATGACCAGGGTGGTAATCGTATGGATGTGACAAAGGATATCACTTGTACCCTACGTGCTAAGTCAAATCATCCACCTTGTGTTATGGACTCGGCTGTTTTTGATAATCACGGAAAGGATACTCGTTTTAGTGGACCGATTGATGTAGCACCAACTATTTCTGCTACTTATGGAACTGGCGGCAACAATCAGCCATTTGTTGTGGAAAATCCTAAGACCTACGATGTGCGATTTACCTCAGAAGGAACAATCAATGCACGTTCAAATGTCTATGAAAGTGATACGGCAAGAACCATTGATACGTCCGGTAATGCTCCCGATAGCAATCAAGGTGGTATTGCTGTGGTAGAAAGTTATGCCTTGCAAGGCTCTATGATAGGCAGAGATGACAAGAATGGTCCACGAGGTGATGGTGTTAATGAGGAAGTCAGCTTTACTTTAAATACTGTAGATAAACATGCTGTCGTTTATGCGATTGATAGGGAGTCTTTCAACTGTGGTCAAAATTATGCTAGAAATCTAGGAATTACAGAAGATGGGATAAGTTCAACACTGAATGCACAGGGTCCTAGTGCCGTGGCAACCCCTACCTACTCATCAAGTAAGGCATCATTTTTTACAAATGCCGAGAAAGAACTTGCTAATACTTTGGTTGCTACAGATTATAAAGATCCACCGCTTATTAATGGTAATGACGGTATAGAATACACAGTCAGAAGATTGACACCAACAGAGTGTGCAAGGCTGCAGGGGTTCTCCGATTGGTGGTGTAGTGATTTAGGGATAAAAAACCCAACGATGGATGACCTTCGCACCTGGTATGACATATTTGAAACACACCGTAAAGTGACCGGCAGTTATTCAAAAGCCAAGACACTAAAGCAAATATCTAAGTGGCTAAAGAATCCGCATTCTGATTCTGCTGAATATAAGATGTGGGGCAATGGAGTGGCTCTTCCCAATGTATGTTTTGTGCTGTCTGGCATTGTTTGGTATACACAATTAGAAGGAAATATTTAATCCATATTTCTATTCTGAATTAGCGATAAAAAGCTTGATAAGTAAGTGTTTTAGAGTGATATATGTACATACCAAAACAAAAGGAGGTTTTGTACATGATCATTAAGTATAACGTAACAGGAGCAGAGCGAAAGAGGTTAGTCACAGCACTTAGCAACATCACAGGCGCTAAAGCAAAATACCTTGGAATGCCCAGCATGGCTTATGAGGTGGATGCCATTATCATCGACAAGAATGGGAGCCTTGAATTTAGTGATAAGGCAGATGGCGAAAAAATCGAAAACGTGGCCCAGTGTTTGGCAAGGGAGGGTTTTATCGCAGAGGAGCCAATTGGCGCATCAGAGGGCAAACAAACCGCAGACAGTGAGGCCTTAAGCCTTTGCGTATCAATGCCAAGGAGTAGCTTTACAGAAAAGGCACTTGAAAACCTAAAAGCGATTGTTGAGGCAAAAGGCGATCTTATCCGCCATGCACTTGAGGCAGAAGACTTACCAATTGAAATTTCTGAAGATGAAGTTTCATTTCCCTGGTTTAAAGAACTACCAACACCAGAAGAGGTTAAGGCTTATAACCATTTTATTTCTTCTCTTTGCGAGATGGCGAGAAACCAGAAACGCATTACTGCAAAAGAAAAGGAAATTGAAAATGAAAAATACGCATTCAGATGCTTTTTGCTCCGCCTTGGCTTTATTGGCAAAGAGTATAAAGAGGAGAGAAAAATACTGCTCAGAAATCTGACGGGTTCTGCGGCATTTAAAGGAGGAGTAAAAAATGAGGATAATCAGTAAAGAACAACTGCTAAACCTTCGTGAGAAGTACCCTGCTGGATGTCGAGTAGAACTATTAAAGATGGATGATATTCAAGCTCCAAAGATTGGTACAAAAGGAACAGTTGTAGGAGTTGACGATATTGGTTCTATTATGGTGCGTTGGGATTCAGGCTCCAGCCTCTCAGTCGCTTTTGGCGAAGACCTGTGCAGGAGGATTCACGATGACAGATAAGATAAAACAACAGATTCTTGCTATTCGTGAAACAGGTGAAACCAATATGTTTGATGTACGAAAAGTACAGGAAATTGCTCTAAGGGAAGGATATGACGAGTTACTTCTTTACCTTGCAGATAACATCGGGGCTTATTCCAGGTTCATTCTGACCGGTAAGGAGGAATAAAGCCATGTGGAAAGAAGGTAGCATCAAAGTTCATGACAGTATAATCCGGTATTGGGTAAAGTGCTATGAGAAAGGCTCGGAATTTGGAATTGACGAAGGACGCATCTCTAAGTTGATGCTTAAACGTAACGGAAAGATTATTGCAAACTATGACCGAGGCTGGGACATTGAACCTGTGGATGAGGATGCAGAAATTGCGCTTGCAATCCTATTGCTAGAACACAACTAAATAGTAAAAGAGGACAGTGCCAATATTGGCTCTGTTTCTCGTATGGATAGAATGATAAGGCTTGCTTGATGCAGGTCTATTTTTATGCTTGTTGGGAGGTGACCGCATATTAGAAAGTTGAAGAAATATAAACCGACAGCTTTTATGGCAAAGGACTCTTATTACGATAAAGATGCTGCAGACTATGCGGTCAACTTTATTGAGTGCTTAAGCCATACCAAAGGTAAATGGTCAGGAAAGCCTTTTGAACTCATAGATTGGCAAGAGCAAATCATCAGAGATATTTTTGGGACACTTAAACCAAATGGATATAGACAGTTTAATACAGCTTATATTGAAATACCAAAGAAGATGGGAAAATCAGAACTTGCGGCTGCTGTTGCCCTGCTTCTTTGTTGCGGTGATGGCGAAGAAAGAGCGGAGGTCTATGGTTGTGCTGCAGATCGTCAGCAGGCATCGATAGTATTTGAAGTTGCAGCTGATATGGTGCGTATGAGCCCAGCACTCAGTAAACGAGTTAAGATTCTGTCGGCAACAAAGCGTATTGTTTTTCAGCCGACAAATAGTTTTTATCAAGTGCTTTCAGCTGAAGCCTATTCAAAACATGGTTTTAATATACACGGT